CATGACTTGCAGCTACAGTTTCCTCAAAATTGTACTTTCCGACCTCTCCAATGGTCTTTACAGCGTTAAATCCTCTTGTGCAGTTCTCAAATAGAGTAGATTTCTTACTTTGGTAATAAATTATCTCATTTCCAATGCAAATTATACCTTCATTCGGAAAATCACGTGTACTTGCTACAGAAACTGATGTAGTTGTTGCATCAATAGCACCAATTAGATTAGTTTCCTCTACAAGGCCACCATAGTTATCAATGTTATAATAATCTCCCCAGTTTTGAATAATATCAAAACAATATCCCTTTAATTCTTGTGACTTATAATACTCCTTTATAAAATCTATAAACGTTGGAAAGTTATCTTGGATAAAACTTGCAAACTGCCCAGAAACATTGGTCGAAATTTTCGACCTAGATTCAGGACTAACCTCAGACGGTACTGGAGGTACAGTAACCGTTGTGGTGGGGGTAGTCCACGAGCTAACCTTCCATGAAGAATTTGTCATCTGTTATTTACTTATAACTGGACTCTGGTACCACTCCTGTACCAGATAAGTTTGAACCACTACTGATAGTGTCTTCTAATACACTAATCACCGTATTATCTATACCTATTGTCAAATAGGTTTCTCGTAAAGAAATCAAATCGTTTGATTCTGGAGTTGCAGAGATCTGTAACTGATTATTTGCAATAGAAGTTGCTTGAATAGTTAAATCATTCACCACAATTTCACCCATTGTGTAATCTACAGTTCCCCATAGACCATCTATGTACTCGAAACTTCCATCACCCTTCACATAATACTTTCTCAACAGTCCATTACCATCATCATTGAGATAGTAAGTGTTAAAATCATCCCCAACAATCTTAAATCCGCTTGTATAAACACAAGAGTTAGTGGCTGTCCCTTGCTTTATGCGGTTACCATAGCATATCTTATAGTTCACACGTGCACCAAGTGACACGGTAACGTTCTTTCTCATCTTGAGACGAGTGATATTTGAAGTAATTGAGTTCTCTGAACCATCAATTATACTCTGAAGCTTTGAAAATTTGAACTTTCCACCAAATTTATTGAATTCTGAGCTAGAATTTAAAGCTGTTAGTGCAGCAAGAACTGCATTTTTAACTTCAGGTGGTTGATTACGAGTAACATTAGGGTTAAAATACACAAAACTCGTCAAATCTATGTAAAGAATTGACGGATCAATGATAGAAGGTTGAACTGCAGCTACAGAATACTCTCTAAGCTTCTTCAAAATGACGTTTTTCTCGGAAAGAGATAACTTATCCGCATTTTTTGGTTTGATTGCTAAGAAAACCTTACCATATTCGGGTGGATCCGCTTCTTCTCCACCGTAACATGCAATAGATGAGACGTTTGGGTAGATTTGGGGTACGATTGCTTCGTAATCCCGTGTAGAAACTGCTCTTCCGAACGCAGAATAGAATTTTGGAGCTCCAAATTTGATAGATTCCGTACTTTCTGCGGCTGAACCTCCATCTGGGAACGATGTTATGGTAACTGTGATGCCAGAAGTGATAGAATTACCTGCATTGTCTCTAAAATTACCAATATTCTCAAAAACTTTTAGGCCGTTTGCTCCAATTCCAGTAGAAGTTGTATATTGAACTGAAACAACATCTCCATTTGCCAAATCTTTACCTACAATTCCATCTCCAAATAGAATTTCTGGAATTTCATACTCAGATTCTTCTAAGAAAAATACTTTTGATGTAGAATCTATCTTTGTAATGTCTGTTGCTTGTAGATAACGTTCTGTGACAGTTCCAGAAGTGACCTCAACACGCATTGAAGAAGTATCTGCATTATTGTTTGTTAATATAAAACGCTGCCTTTGGTTAACATCTCTTACAAAAGTATCTGTTATGTAAAGACCTTCAAATAAAGTTAGTCCAGTAAAGTTTGCAATACCACTTGTACTATCTACAGACACAGTAGTATCAATAGGAAGTGAGAAGACAAAGTTGTTATTATCTAATCCCGTGAAGTTTAATACTAGCCCTCTTGCTAAAGTAACAGTTGCAGGGTATGGAAATATGGTTTGAACTGAAATATCTGCTGTAGTTTGTGCAGAACGAGCTGATTTTGGTGTGTAACCAATCATTCTTGCAAGTTTTACTACGTTTTCTCGTAAAACTGCCGTCTCTAGGAACCCTTCATTGACTGTTAGGTTGGCATTTACTGCAGAATAGTATGTATTATAAGCTAAAACGTCCAAAAGTACCGTCAAAGACGATCCTTCAAAGTCATAATCCGTAAATTGTGACTGAGATCTTAAATAATCCTTTATTTGTGCCTTGATTTCGTTAAATTCAAGTGCATTTACCTGATTAAAAGCCATTATGGTTTAAATGCTATGTCGATATTATCAAATTTAGGAGGTATACCTAATATCACGTATGCTATACTCACGTCTAATTGATTTCTATCTTCAGTAAATTTAGTTTTTACTTCGTATACACCTACTCTAGGCTCATAAACATCAATTACATCCTTCACTCTACTCTTGAGTTCTGTTGCTAGTTCGGGAATATAGTTCTCGAATAACATTCCAATAATATTTCCACCGAATGCTGGATCAAAAGGTTTCTCGTAGAAGTTATACAATATAATATTTTTAACTGAAGCTTTTATGGCTGCTTCATTCTGCAGTGTCAAAATGTCATTTGTCACTGCGTTCTTTTCAAATGTCAATGAGAAGTCACGAAACGACTTCGAGACAATAGCCATTAGCTAAAAATATAACCTAGTTTATATTTATACTTCTTTCTGTGACTTTTTTCTACGAGACGCATCACAGCGTGGATCTGTAATAAGATATCTACAATATTCATTGCCATGGTCGTAGAAATGATCACTCATATCTACTGGTACATTAGCATTTCTCTTACCATCTACTATTCTATTTGCCTTGGCCACGATACCTCTTTCTTGCTTTGTTACGTGATGTAGCAGAGTACTTTGAATGTTGTCCTTTACCCTGTCTTGTTTTCTTTGGAGTAGCCTCAATTGTAGGTTGACCCATTGAATATCTAGTTGCCATAATTTAACCTGCGAATACGTTTGATGAACCAGCTGCTACTGATGTGCAGCCACCAAGTCCATCTCCTACTCTACCACAACCTTTGCCATTTACAAAGACCGTAGAACTACCACTTGATATGGAAGCAGAGTGTGGTGGACATGGATTACCTGGTTTTAAGTGTGTGGTGTTCTTATCTCCTTGACGAGAGATAGGTCTACCATTAGCGAAGACGTTACCACTACCCTGTGCTCTGGACATTCCAGAACAATGGGCAACGTCTGCGTCTCCTACTCGTGTAACTGCTGGCATTTTAAGTATAGTAATTTGAAACGAAGGCACGTATACCTTCCCACTCATTATATATCTTCAATTCGAGTACGAAGGTTGCAGGTGTCTGTGCTACTAGGTTACCTGTAGGACCACTCTCCCATTGTACAGTAATATCAAAGAACCTACTTACGTATGCATTATTATCCTGATCCAGATCATAGTAGATTTTATCTGCTGGCATATTAACTACTCTCTCGACTGTTATAGGGGTCATAGTAAGGTCAGTCTCCCCTTGTTCTACATATGTGAACCTATCAACAAAAGGATCTTGTAACGTCCCTCCTATGTTGACAGAGGTTGTGCCATCAGTGATGACTAGATCAGGCTCATTAGCAGGTGCCTGTACTGCTGCAGTCACGTTAGTTACATTACATACGTTAGGTGCACTGACTGTACATGTTGCACTTACAGTCTGGTTCATAGCAAAGTTAGGTCTAGTTATATCTGCTAGACCCGTTGCTTCATCGGGTGATATGGTGACTGCCATGTGTTTCTTTTATTAATCCGTTCTTAACTGCTATTTCATACATTATACTATGAATGGTCATATCGTATGCGTTCGTCCATGGTTTTGTCTTCTCATTCTCTATCCAACACTGAAGACTTCCGTATTGTGCCTTTGGTATATCATCTCTAAACCATGAATCGTACTCGAATTCGTA